TAACTAATGAAACTAATTTTAATAAACAAATTAAGATTGAGGAATTTATAAAACTAACAAAATGAAGATACAAGAAACAATACACGAAGAGGTAAACATCTGTGGGTTAATGCTCCCACAAAAAGAAGTTAATAGTATATATGTTGACTTTGAAACAAATGATAAATTATACAGGTTTGATTTAAAGCCCACCGACTTTCTAGAATGGTTTGATAATGAAAGTATTAAACAAATAAAAGACTATATAAATAAAAAATACTGCACCTAAATAAATATTGAATAAATTGATAATAGCCTGGTTTTTAACCGGGCTTTTTTTTGTGGTATACGCGCGCCTTAAAACGAATCAACCAAACCGAAACATAGGCCCAGGAGCCCCTCAGAGGGCTTCTAAGGGCCTTAAACATAGGAGCGGTACCCTACCCCTGGCCAGAGATTTGCGGCCCTCTCAGGGAAAGAACGTAAAACAGGCTTGATCGGTTATAGTATATCAGGTTTAACAAAATCAACGTAAAATGAGATCGGACGGGTATAGTATATCAGGTTTAATAAAATCAAGCCATTTAGAAAACTATGCTTGGAGGAATAGACTTTCGGATAAAAGTATAGTTACCCTAAGCCTCTATATTAACCCTCAATAGAAGATTTAATTGTCATTGTTTTCGTTTGTGACTTCACAATTACAATTCTATATTAATATAACTAATTTTTCCATCTTTTGTTTTGGTCTGCTTATGGTACACTAATACTAAATATTGGTTATATTAGTATGAAGCAGTTAAAGATAGACATCCCCAAGTCGCTAAGAGGAATTAAGCTTTCAGAATACCAAAGGTTCTATAAGCTATCTGAGGATAACAAGGAAGCTGAAGATCCAGAGTTTCTTAATCTTAAGATGCTAGAGGTCTTTTGTGGGCTGACTCTCAAGGAAGCCTACAATATGAAGCTTACTGACTTCAATTTTGTAATTACACACCTTAATGAGTTGTTTAAAGGAGATACTCCTATGATAAGTAGGTTCTCATTAAAGGACCCAAAGGGAGATGAGGTAGAGTTTGGATTTATACCTAAGCTAGATAATATATCCTTAGGTGAGTTTGTTGACTTAGACACCTATATGGCTGACTGGAGTGATATGCATAAAGCTATGGCTGTATTGTATAGACCGGTTACTTTCGAGAAGAAGGGAATGTATCTTATAGAAGACTACGAAAGCTCAGACAAGTACTCAGAGGTAATGAAAGATATGCCTATAGATATAGCACTAGGGGCTGTGGTTTTTTTTTATCGTTTAGGGAAAGAACTGTCAATCTATTTGACGGGCTATTTGAAGAAGGAGATTCAACAGGAGGACTCGGAGCTGAGGCAAGCTTTGGACGAAAATGGGGTTGGTATCAATCAATTTATGCAATCGCTAAAGGAGACCTCCTCAGGTTTGAAGAAGTTACAAAACTTAAAGTCACGCAAGCCTTAAGTTGGCTTGAGTTTGAGAAAGAGAAGAATCAATTAGAAGCTGCGGCTATCAAGAAAATAAAATGAAAGAGGTATACGACTTACTAGACAAAATTAAAGACAGGCTAAGAGCTAACAATATTACCAATACTGTAACCTTTGGTGATATAATGGAGGTTGACTTAACAAAGACAACTATATTTCCGTTATCACATATAAGCATAGGAAACGTAGTCTTTAGTGACTACGTTATGACAGCAGACATTAGTGTATTATCTATGGATATTGTCGACAAGAATAAGAATGCTAATACTTACGATTCATTTTATGGTAATGATAACTTGCAAGATATATTAAACACGCAACTGTCGGTTGCTAACGACTTACAGAGCCATTTAAGAAGAGGAACGCTATTAGAGACTAATGACCTTCAGATAACGGGAGAAGTCACAGCAGAGCCGTTCCAGGATCGTTTTGAGAATGAATTAGCTGGATGGGGAATAACGCTATCCGTACAAATGCCTAACGATAACTTCAGCACTTGTGAATAGAAACAACCTCAGAGTGGTGATGGAGACTTATGGCCCAAAGATACAAGAGGCTATAAAAACTTATATGGCAGAACAAGATATAAATGCAACTGGTCAAACAGCAGCAAGTGTATATTCTAACGTATTTGAAACGGGAGACTCTATAGGAATAGCTGTTGGTGGAAGCAAGTCTTTTGCTGTATTACATAAAGGGAGACGAGCTGGGTTGCGCGCTCCAAATTATCTAGATATAAACGACTGGATGAAAGCTAAAAGTAGTTTTAAAGGGACAAAAACCATTAATTCTGCTAAAAATATAGCTAAAGCTATTGGTAGAAGGGGAATTAAAGGAAGAAACATATCATACCAAGCTTCTCTTAGAATAATGAACGCATTACTTAGAGATTCATCAGCCGCATATATTAAAGATGTAGAACAGCACCTTAAAAACTCAACCAGCAAGAATGTCAACTAAGATAAACGTAAGAAGTCCTTTCTTTAGGAAGTATTCCGGAACAAACGTAGAATTTGTTGATCTTGCTATATATGTGTACTCAGGAACAAAGACAACGGACAAGGGAGCTGTCAAGTATAAAATAAGGAAATACCCAGAGAGCGGTAATGATTATGTTATAGTAGACTTAGCAGAGATTATTAGAGATTATTTAAAGCCTAATGTTACAACGCCATTAAACAGCAATATAGATTATGTTAAGTGGGTTCAAATAGAAGATACTATAACACAAGATTTTATACCTGACTGTACAGACATAACTGGATTTGCAGTGGCGCAAGATGGTACAATATCATATCCAACATCAACATCTGGGACTCTAACAATAAGGTCAATTAACTTTGAAAACTTAGATAACCCTGGGACAGGGACATCAATTGCTAGCTATAATGCAAATACTACTGGCAGTGCTGTTACAAGGACTGCTAGAGTAAATATAGCAATTCCTAGTGGTAATTTTAACTCAGGCCAAGAAAACGCATTGTGTGTAGTAACCGCAGATCAACCATCATCATAATATGCCAGAAGTAAAAGCAAACGTACGAAGTCCTTTTTACCTTAAGTATACTCAATCTAGTATGGTTAAAACTTCTATAGATATATATGTATACTCTGGGACAAAGAATACAGATAAAGGGACTAAGATAACCACAATAGAGAAAGAGCCTCTTCCTGGAGATGATTATGTAATATTTGAAATATCTGACATAGTAAGAGAGCATTTAGATAAAACAATAGCAACACCTTTTAGCAGTAACAAAAGTTACATAAAATGGATTCAAGTAGAATCTACAATAACATAAAATATGGCAACAGAATACTTTTTAGCATTTGATGGATATGGATATTTTAAAGATGGGGTACAACCTGAACTTAGTAGACACGCGCTTATATCATCTAACTATGTTTACACTCCAGAAGGGACATCTATAGATATCCCTTTCTTTACAGAGGATGATATAGAAATTTTATATACTGTAAATGGAACGCCTACTACAGTGGACCTAGCAGCAGATTTTGACAATACTGCTGCAAGTGCTGTTAAGTATGTAACGTTTGCGCCAAACACTAACAATTCGCCATATACTATAAACGTATATAATAATGGCCAAACTACACTACTGAAAAGCATAAACCTAATACCGGTTTGTGAGCCTAAGTTCACGCCAATTAAATGTCAATTTATAAATAAGTATGGCGTAATACAAACTATGTACTTCTTTAAGAAGTCTTCAGAATCTATGGAGGTTATGGATGCCAGGTTTCAGAAGAACATTATAAGTTCTTCTGCTTCTTATGATACTAAGGAATCTCAAATGCAAAGATATGATGTCAAGGGTATGACTAGACTTGTCCTTAACACCGGATTTGTTAATGAAGACTTTAATCAAACGATAGAGGAATTGCTGCTGTCTGAAGATACTTGGATTACCTACGAAGGTAATGTATTGGCGGCCATTCCCACAACAAAACAATTACAGTATGCTACTAGCGTAAACAACAAAACAATTAATTATACCGTTCAATTTGACTTTGCCTCTGAAACGATAAATTCTGTTAGATAATGATCTCAGCTCAATTATACATTACTGAAGCCTCTAGCTATGAACAGGTCGAGTTCTTCGACTTTGAGGGTATAGAGTTGGTTCAGTCTAAGCAGGACATCAGAGATATATCTAAAGTATTTACTGAGTTCTCTAAGACTTTTACTGTTCCTGCTAGTAAAAAGAATAATCAGATATTTAAGCACTTCTATAATGCTAATATAGCTGGAGAAGGGTATTTTGACATAAGGAAAAGAGTTAATGCTCAATTACACTTAAATTACAATCTATTCAAGAAGGGTCGGATACAACTTATGTCGGCTAATATGAAAGGTAATAAGCCATACTCATATAGCTTAACTTTCTTCGGTGATACAGTTAAGCTCGCTGAAACATTGGGCGATAAAACACTAGATACTTTATCTCCCCTTGAGAATATAAAGATAGCTTACACTTCAAACAATGTCGTAAATCTAATGAATGACGCTGAGGATGTCACTATTGGTTCCACAACTATCGATGATGGATTATTATTTCCTCTTATAACATCAACAGAAAAATTAGTATACGATTCTGTAGACAATACAAAAGACTATAATTTATACCCACACGGAAACCAAAAAGGATTAGACTATAGAGATGTAAAGCCTGCCCTAAGGATTCACACTATTATTAAGGCTATAGAAGAAGAGTACTCTAATATATCATTCAGTGATGACTTCTTCACTTTAGGTACAGAAACTAAACAATATGGGTTTAACACTTACACACTATTCAAGAACCCAGCTTATGCTGAGTTATTTATGTGGCTAAATAGGGAAAAAGGACAGATAACCGCTGACTTGCCTCAAACGCAAATAACTAGTTTTAGTACTCCTTCTGGTAGTAATCATTCTGGAATGAAGGAGTCTACGCCTGGTTACATACCCGCCCCAAATTCTACAAAATATCAAGAGATACAAGACGGAGCTAATGATGATGTTCAATTTTATATTGACGCAAGGATAACAGCGCCATCAGCTTCTGTTATATATAATTTTATCCTCAAAAAGGATGGACAGGAATATATAAGGTATGATGATTTAGAGGGTGATTCTCACCCCTTAAATATGATGGCTTACGATTCCCCCGGGGGACCTGGAGGAGATTTGCCTAACGGAAGATATACATATCATATAGAAACAGCTTCTTCCGGGACCTTTAATTTTGGCTTTAAACTAAAGAAAAACCTACCCGCAGACGTTAGTTTATTTGGTGCATTTGGAGCAACTAGAGTTGTTAGCTATACAGGTACGATTACAGTGGATTCGTCTTTTGAATTTAGTACAACAACACTTATGCCTAATAAGACTAAAATAATAGACTTTTTAGCTGGCTTATTCAAGATGTTTAATTTGACCGTCACTGAGGGTGACTCAGGTCAAATGAAAGTAATTCCATTAGACACATTTTATAGGCAAGGAAGTAAAAGAGAGATAACAAGGTATATAGATACTACGGAGTCTACAGTAGAATCAGCTCTCCCTTTTTCTGAGGTAGAGTTCAAGTACGAGGGTTTAGAAACAATAATTGCAGACCAGCACGAACAAATTGCAGGAAAGTCTTGGGCAACAGAATTGTGGCCAGATAGCACTGCTGACGGAGGCGATTTACTTAATATAGGAAAAAAGTATGAAATTGAAGTGCCTTTCGAACATCAGAAATATGAAAGGCTTTGGAATAGGGATGATCACACAAACATAGCAAATAAAACCTCTATTCAATGGGGATATAGTGTGGATAACAATCAAAATAGCATTGTTGGTAAACCATTATTGTTCTACCCAATTAGACAGTCCGGATTAAATTCTATTGAGGTTGTAACTGGATCTACGTCATCTACTTTAACAAGCTATTATGTCCCTTCAAATAGTCTAGCGTTAACTCCTACTTATATTTCATTACAATCAGACACAGACCCAACTCCAAATATAAACTTTTTTGCAGAGCTAAACGAATATACTGGATTGACGTTTCCTCAGACATTGTTTAAGTCTTATTACGAGAATTATATAATAAATGTTTTTGATCCAAGAAGAAGATTATACAAGATAAATGCCGTTCTGCCAGAACAGAAAATAAGAGAGATTGCTCTAAATGATACGATAGTAATATTCGGAACAGAATATACAATAAATAAAATGACTACTGATCTTCTTAGTGGGAAGACCAGTTTTGAATTGTTAAACAAAACACAGTTTGAATTACTAGATAAAACTAAAGAAGAGTTATTTATAGACAACAAAAAAGACTTGTCTTACAATGTTTCATTTGATGGTTTAACAGTGGACGATACAGTGATAACAGCAGACCTAAGTCAGTCAATAACAGAGTAAATTATGATAAAGCAAGTTATAGAGGGATTACAGCTTATGGACTATTATGATGCAAATGAATTAATTCAATTTGCAAAGGGAAGTCATAAGGCTCCAGAAACATTTAAAGAGATGAGAGAAACAGTTAAACGTAGAAAATATGGCCGACAATAGAATACAATTTACTTTTGAGATTAATGATAAAGGTAAGGTTAAAGTCGATGGCCTGACCAAATCCTTTGTTAGTCTAGACAACGCTGTAAACAAAGTTAGTGTTGATCTTAAGAGACAACAAACAGCTTTAGCAGGAGCGAGCAAAGGACATCAAAGTATGATAAGTGATGCTGGCCTTGCTGGCGCAACACTTACTGAGTTTGGACGGACAATTTCGGATTCCAACTACGGGATTAGAGGTATGGCAAATAACCTTTCTCAACTAGCGAGTTTGTTTACAACATTAGTCTCTAAGAGGGGAGGGGGAATCAAAGGAGTTAACTTAGCGTTTAAACAATTAGGAAGACAATTATTAGGCCCTTTAGGTATTATACTCGCATTTCAAAGCTTAATAGCTATGCTTGAAGGATATGCTATATCTAATGAAAAAACTAAAGATGAAGTTAAAGACTTGACTGATGCTTTAGATGACCAAATAATTTCTATGGAGGGGTTGAAGAATACAGCTCTTGGTGTTTTTGGAGAGGAAAAAGGTCTTCTTACTGTAGGAGGAAAACGAACAAAAGCATTAAGACAAGAGTTTAAGGAGTTTGATAAAGCTGTCAGAAATTTAGAAAAAAGCGGAAATTTAAATAACGAAACACTAACCAACACTTACAATAAGTTTTTTGATTTAGTAAGTATTCAACAAGAATTGTCTGAATTAGAAAAAACTAGGCCAGATTTAAAGGAACAAGAAGATATAAATAAATTTAACTTAAAAAGGATAGAGCTTCTTTCCAAAGTATATGACTTAAGACAAGACTTATTCAAGCAAAGCGAAGAAGCACCCGAAACAACAAAAAAGTTTAAAGAGTTTGTTGCTCTTTCTATAGAGGAATTAGCTGATATATTTAGAGAAGGGGCGGAGCGAGACGTAAGTTTGTTTGATTTATTTGGTATTAGTGCTGATATAGCGGCAGAGGATGATAAGAAATTTCAGAAGTGGTTAAACGATAATGTTCCTGAATATATAGATGACGTTGAAGATTTTGTTGACACTCAATTACTGAACGAAGGAAAACACACGCTTACTGAGATGATTTTGGGACTTACCCCAGATTCAAGAGAAAAAGAATTGGCTGCATTAAGAGATAAGTTTGATGAGATTTTGTACGAAACAAAAGAATTTAAGCTAGCAGAAGCTGCCATAAACGAGAAGTATGATATTATAGAAAGGCAGGAAAAGTTCGATCATTATAGCTATATGATTGGAGGGCTTGCGGACTTTTTAGATAAAGCGGCACAATTAAATGAGCAAAACAAAGGATTGGCTAAACTATCTATTATAGCCTCTGCCGCAGCCGCTAGTATAGGTATATGGGAAAGTTGGTTTGTTAAGGATAAAACATTTAGTCCTGCACCTGTTAAATTAGCAGGGGCTATCGCTACTCAAGGAGCTTTGGTCGCTTCAACTGTAGCTGCTTTAAGGTCTCTTAACTCAGGCACAGCACCAGGGCAAGATTCTGGAGGGGCGGGAGCTGGAGCATCTCAAGCCCCAATATTCAACGTAGTAGGCCAATCTAATGTAGACCAGTTAGGCAGAAGCATCGCTACTGCCAGACAAGAACCCTTAAGGGCTTATGTTGTGGAGAGTGATATAACAAACGCACAACAACTAGAAAACGCTAGACTACTACAAACCTCTATAGGATAATAAAACAATAGTCAAAATAAATAGTTATAATAGTATGGAGAAGGTAATAGAACTCATTATAGACGAAGAAAACGAATTTAGTGGGATAGAAGCTATCTCGGTAGTAGAGAACCCAGCTATAGAAGAAGACTTTATTGTGCTCAAGAAAGAGCCAGTTATGCTTGCTGAAGTAGACGGTGAAAAGCGTATACTGATGGGAGCAGCTTTAGTCCCAGATAAGAAAATATTAAGAAGGGGAGAAGATGGAGATTACTACATTTACTTCTCTGTAGATACTGTAAGAAAAGCTTCAGAGCTTTTCCTTAAGAGAGGTTATCAATCTAACTCTACATTAGAACACAGTGAGAAGCTTGACGGGATGACTGTCGTGGAAAGCTGGCTAGTGGAGGACGAGAAGAAAGATAAGTCTAGGAAATATGGATTTGATGTACCGGTAGGAACCTGGATGGTTTCTATGAAGGTATATAATGATGATGTTTGGAAAAAGGTTAAAGATGGAGAGGTCCACGGATTCTCTATTGAAGGCTACTTTGCAGATAACGCTGATGAGGGTCCTCAGGACACTTTACCAGAGTCTTTTTGTGATGAATGCGTTGAAGAACTAAATGCAGAATACGAACTGTTAGAAGCCCTCTCAGAGCTTTCTGAGGAGGTAGATCTAGAATCTTATGGAGGATATCCAGAATCTGCTGTCAACAACGCTAAAAGAGGTATAAAGCTAAATGAGAAAGTTGGAAATCGTTGTGCTACCCAAGTGGGAAAAGTTAGAGGACAACAAATCGCAAAGGGAAGTACTAAATTTACATTACCTACTCTCAAGAGGATCTACAGTTATTTATCTAGAGCAGAAACATATTACGACTCTGGCAACTCAGAAGCTTGCGGAACCATTTCTTATTTACTATGGGGAGGCAAAAGTATGCTAACTTGGGTTACTTCCAAGCTTAAGGGACTAAACGCAATAGAAGCTTCATCTACAATTATAGACGGAAGAGCTGCATACTCTACACAAGAAGAGGCAGAAGAAGCAGCTAAAGATATAGGGTGTGAAGGATATCACACCCACGACTACGAAGGCGATACTTGGTATATGCCTTGCGAGAAACACAATATGGCCGAGGTTGGACCAAAGGGAGGGGTAAAGAAAAGCCCTAAAGCTCCTAAGTCCGATACGCCTAACCCTAGCCCTAAAGGCAAGGGTACGGCTAAAGGCGATGCTTCGGGCAAAACCGGAGCCAAAGTCTCTGCAAAAGACAGAGCAACACTTAAAAACAAAGCAGATGAATTTAATAAGAAATATAAAGAAAAACTGGGTTATGGTGTCACTGTTGGTATGCTTGCCTCTGTTTTTCAGCGTGGCTTGGGGGCTTTTAACACAAGCCATAGTCCTAATGTTAAGTCAGCTTCTCAGTGGGCTTTTGCACGCACTAATGCCTTTTTATACTTAATTAAAAACGGTAGACCAGAGAACGCAAAGTACACAACAGATTACGATTTATTACCAAAGAAACATCCGAAGTCTAGCAAGTAATGAGAAGCAAAAGAGGAAGTTATTCAAGCCCTAGAGGATCAAGAAGAGCCTGCTTATGTAAGGATGGCGCAACATATTCAAGAAAATGTTGTGATGGTGAATTAATTAACCAAGGTATTGGAAGTATATATGCTCCTTCTTTAGGCTGTCAAAACTTAACCTTAAGTGGGTTTGCTGTATCAACAGATGGGACAATTACTTTGCCTACTACAGATATAGGTACGATAACAGCTACAACGCCAGCTTCTTTTGCTGCCGTTGACACCTCTACGGAAAGGACTTTAACGGTTTCTATATTGGTTCCTGGTGACTATAGCAATGCTGAGAAAACTATAGAGTGTACTACTACAGCCAATCAACCAGCTACACCTACACTTTCCTGTAGTGATATAACACTGTCTGGATTTGCAGTAGCTCAGAATGGTACTATAACACTTCCTACTGCGGACATAGGCACGATATCTAGCACAAGCCCATCTTCATTTGCAATAGTCAATGTAAATACGTCTAGAACTTTAAACGTAGATATTACGGTTCCTTCTGGGTATTTCAACGTAGGAGCCACGCTTAACTGTACTACAACGGCCACGCAGCCGTTGACTCCTACCTTAGCGTGTTCAGACATAACTATAAGTGGATTTGCTGTAGATGAGAATGGAGCAATAACATTACCTACATTAGACATAGGAACTATTTCATCAAGTAGTCCGGCATCTTATGCTACCGTGTCTACAGACACAGTTAGGACACTAAACCTAGATATTACTGTACCAGCAGGTTATTTTAATGTGGGAAGTACATTAGCTTGTACGACCACAGCAACTCAACCTCCTTATAATGTTCTTGATTGTAGTGAGATTACCATCTCAGGATTTAGTGTTTATGCAAGTGGTAATTATGTAACACCAACTGTAGATATAGGAACAATCAGTGGTACATCACCTTCTAGCTTTAGTACTGTCACCTCAGAGACCAATAGGACTCTGACGGTAAATATAACAGTACCTTCTGGATATACTAATGTTGGAGCAACTTTGTCTTGTACGGTTGTAGCAACACAACAACCTGCATTTTATTTTAGTCAGATAACTCCAGCGGCTGGAAACTACATTTCTGTAGAACCTATAGCAAATACAAGTTCTAACACCTATGCATTTAGTATATATGGCAATGATCCTGAAACTAGCAGGCTTAATGCTGTAGCGTTATCTAATCAACTAGGAACAGAAATAAGAGGCCAAACAACTACTCCAGGAAGCACTTTTGCTTTTAGGGACACAAGAGTTTCATTCTATAGTCCTTCTGACAGTCTAATAGTTAAGTTTGAAACAGACAGCGGAATAAACAACACATTCAGTTATGTTACTCCGGATACTTTAGGAACAGTTCCTGCAAGCCCTTATGGAGGTAATGCATCAAGCTGGACAAGCTATAAAATGGTATTCAGCGCAGTTACTAGCGTATCGGGTAGCGCGGTAAATAACCCTGCTCACGAAGAGATAATAAACAATGGTAGTGACCAAGGTTATTACTGGGTCATAGAGGACTTAAGCTAAAAATACAACAAGAGTATTTAAATTTGGTAATATTAATATATTTTAAACTATGAAAGCGACAGAAATTGTAGAAAAACTAAAAGATGTTCTTTTGGGGTCTCAAGAGGTTGAGAACCAAGAGGAGATCAAGGAAGAGCTTTCCGCTACTGAAGAAGTGGTAGAGGAAGTGAACGAATCACCCGAAGGGGAAGAAGTTGTGTTGTCTGAAGGCGATCAACTAGAACAAGATCAATCTGTAGAGGCCGAGGAAGAAGCTACAGAAGCTTCTTACGTCACTAAAGAAGAATTTGCTGAGTTAAAAGCAATGGTAGAATCACTAATGGGAGAAATCAAATCTACTTCTGAAAAGTACAACAGTGAAGTTCCTAAAGAGGAATTAGCTGCTGTAGAGGCTGAGGTTGAGCCTATGGTTCACAGCCCAGAAGCAAAACCAGAGGTTGAAATGAAGCTATTCTCTCAAAACAGAAGAGAAACTACCCTAGATCGAGTACTAAACAATATGAGTAAATTTAATAAATAAACACGAAAATGGCAACAACTACATCAATTACTACTACTTATGCTGGTGAGTTTGCAGGGAAATATATTTCTGCTGCTTTACTAAGTGGATCAACTTTATCGAAAGATTTGATCACAATCAAACCTAATGTAAAGTATAAAGAGGTAATGAAGAAAGTGGCTTCTGACGATATCGTCAAAGACGGCACTTGCGACTTTACTGCTACATCTACTTTGACATTAACTGAAAGAATCCTTCAACCAGAAGAATTTCAGGTTAACCTACAACTTTGTAAGAAAGATTTCGTATCTGACTGGGAAGCTATTTCTATGGGATATTCAGCTTATTCTGATCTACCCGCAAGCTTTTCTGACTTCTTACTTGCACACGTTTCTTCTAAAGTAGCTCAAAGAATCGAAACTAACATCTGGGCTGGTACTAACGCCACCGCAGGTCAGTTTGATGGATTTGAAACTACTCTAGGTGCTGACGGTGACGTTAATGACGTAGCCGCAGCAACTGTTACTTCTTCTAACGTAATTGCTCAAATAGGAGCTGTAATAGATGCTATTCCTTCTGCTGTTTACGGTGCTGAAGACTTAACTGTTTATGTAGCTCCTAATGTATACAGAGCTTATGTAAGAGCTTTGGGCGGGTTTGCTTCTAACGTAGGTGCTGCTGGTACAGACGCTAAAGGAACTCAGTGGTTCAACGGAGGTGCTTTGACTTTTGATGGTATCAACGTAGAGCTTGCAAGCGGAATGAGCAGCAACAGAATGGTAGCTGCTGAGAAGTCTAACCTATTCTTTGGAACTGGTTTATTGGCTGATACTAACGAAGTGAAAGTCATTGATATGGCTGATCTTGATGGAAGTCAAAACGTAAGAGTCGTTGTTAGATTTACTGCTGGTATCCAGCACGCTATCGGAGGAGACATCGTATTGTACGCATAAGAATAATTGTTTAATATAAGAGGGTAGGTGAGCCTTGAGCCTGCCTACCCTTTTTTAATACTATAAAAATATGGCTTGTGATTTAACCGGGGGAAGGAAAAAACCGTGTAAAGATGCTATAGGTGGTGTAGTAAAAGTACATTTTGTTAATTTCGGTGATCTAGGATCGGTAGCGATAGGATCGAGTGATGAAGTTGCAGATATAACTAACGCGCCAAGTAATGCGTTTAGTTACAGCACCTATGATGTCAAAGGAAATTCTTCTCTTGAATCAAATATAAACAGCTCAATTGAGAATGGAACAACATTCTTTGAGCAAGTAGTTAACCTTACTCTTCATAAGATGACTAAGGAGGACAACAAAGAGCTTAAGTTAATGACTTACGGAAGGCCTCACGTTTTCGTACAGACCTTTGACAATAAGCTTTTATTAGTTGGAAGAGAACACGGAGCGGAAGTTACTGGAGGTACTGCCGTAACCGGGACAGCGATGGGAGATCTAAATGGATATACGTTGACTTTAACAGCCAACGAAACAACTCTACCTAATTTTGTAGATGGAGCAACTGATGCAGACCCCTTTGCAGGGATGTCTACACCTACTGCTACTGAAACTGCTCAGAGAGATCCAGCATAGGTTTATACCTGGTGATAAGGAGGGGCCTATATGGCCCCTTTTTTTATATAAAACAGCGAAGCCTTTTTTTAGTTATATTAGTATGATAAGACTACTTCCGAATACTAATGCTCAAACAATAAAGATTCTTCCTAGGGTTAGTACAGCTCAGTCTGGGTTATCTCTTAAGATAACAGAAGATGGGACGAATAAGTCAGAGACTTTGACCAGCTTGTCTTCTACTGTCAATGGTAATTTTATTGACCTTGATTGTACCTTCAGTATTTTATCAGATAACAGTATTTACAATTACGAAATTTTCGATGGGTCAACGCTCTTGTTTAGAGATAAAGCTTATTGCACCGACTCTTATTTGTCAAGCTCAGTATATACTATAAATGACGGGAAGTACACAGAAAGCGATTCTGGTGACAGTAGTCAACAATATATAATGGTATGAAGAATGTAAAAGTAGTAAATCTAACCGGGTACGAAGTGCCTAAAATAGTCGAGAAGAGCAGGAATGCTTATGTCGAGTATGGTGAAGATAATAACTATTTTGGTGAGTTAATTGAGAGGTATCTAGGAAGCCCGACCAATAGTAGGTGTATCAATGGTATTTCTGATATGATTTACGGTAGAGGTCTTGAGGCTACTGATTCTAAAGAGAAGCCTCTTATGTTTGCTCAAATGAAGAGCATTTTAAATGCTACTGATGTAAGAAAGATAGTGACAGATTACAAGATGCTTGGCCAAGCGGCCATTCAAGTGGTCTATAAGAACAGAAAAAAAGAAATAGCCGGACTATATCACTTCCCAATGGAAACATTGCGGGCTGAGAAGGCAGATGACGGCAAAATTAAAGCGTATTATTACCATAGTGACTGGAAGAACATTAAACCTAGCGACAAGCCTAAAAAGATACCTACTTATCGTAATGGTACGAAATCTCAGCGTATTGAATTGTATGTCATTAAGCCTTACAAGGCTGGTTTTTACTATTATTCACCCGTAGATTACCAAGGATGTCTTCAATATGCTACTTTGGAGGAAGAAGTGAGCAATTATCACTTGTCAAACATACAAAATGGCCTTCAGCCAAGTATGTTGATCAATTTCAATAACGGAATACCTAATGAAGAGGTCCAGGAATTGATTGAACGTAAGATTTACGATAAATTTAGTGGTACTAGCAACGCAGGACGGTTCATTTTGGCTTTTAATGATGGTTCAGAGAACCAATCTAACATAGACCCAATAAATCTTCCGGATGCACACGCTCAATATGAGTTTCTGGCCAAAGAAAGCCGAGAAAAGATAATGATAGGCCACGGAGTGGTGTCTCCTATCCTTTTAGGGATAAAAGACAACACTGGGTTCGGAAATAACGCTGAAGAGCTTAGAACAGCATCTATTTTGATGGATAATATGGTAATTAGACCATTCCAACAGATGTTACTCGATGCATTCAAAGAATTGTTGCTATATAATGACATTTCATTGGATTTATACTTTGTTACCCTACAACCAATAGAATTTACAGAACTAGACAACATAGAGACTAAAATCAAGAGAGAAGAGGAGACGGGAGAAAAACTTTCTGCGGTAGAAGATGTCCAAGAAGAGGAGATCGTTCAGCAGGAGGCTTCTGAGAGCGTTTCTGAGGCTGTTGTTGAGGAAAAACCTACCAAAGAAGATGAGTAAGGCATTATTTATAACAATGACGGAGTTAAAGCGGAAGTCTATCATAGACGGAGCTTTAGACACAGATAAGCTAATTCAATTTGTTGAGGTGGCCCAAGATATACACATACAGAACTTTTTGGGTACTAAGTTATACGAGAA